GCCGCCGCGGAAAAGGTCGCCGAGTAAACCATCCGGGCCGACACCCGGACCAGACGTCAGCGCTGACCAGATGGGGACCGGGTGTCGGTCCGGTCCCCATCGACCCCCATCCTTTTTGCGCTACCGCGCTTCGCGCTGCTTGAGCGCATCCCCGCGCTACCGCGCTTCGCGCTGCTTGAGCGCATCCCCGCGCTACCGCGCTTCGCGCTGCTTGAGCGCGCCTCCCGACAGAGGAACTTCCCCGACATGCTTAAACTCGACCTCGGCGCCGGCCCCACGTCCGCGCCTGGCTTCACGCCCTTGGGCCACGACCACGGCTCGGAAATCTACCCGCTGCCCTATGCCGACGAGACCGTCGACGAGATCTACGCCAGCCATGTGCTGGAGCATTTCCCGCATGGCCAGGTCGCGGCGGTGCTTCAGGACTGGACCCGCGCCCTGAAAAAGGGCGGTCGTCTGCGCATCGCCGTGCCGGACTTCGCCAAGATCGCCCAATCCTACCTGGAGGGCCACCCCGCCCCGCACCAGGGCTGGCTGCTGGGCGGCCAGACCGACGCCGACGACTTCCACAAGGCCCTGTTCGACCGTGACACCCTGCGCAAGCTGCTGGCGGCTCAAGGCCTGGTCATCATCCGGCCCTGGCGATCCGAGCTCGGCGACTGCGCCGACCTCGACATTTCCCTGAACCTGGAGGCCCACAAGCCGTTCGTGTCGGAGATCGTCGTCTCGGGCGCCATGAGCGTGCCGCGCCTCGGCTTCATGGACAACCTTTTCTGCGCCATCGAGGCGATGGTGCCGTGCCAGGTCAAGTTCCGCAAGCACGGCGGGGCCTTCTGGGGCCAGTCGCTGACCAAGGTGTTCGAGCGGATCATCGAGGAAGACAACCCCGATGCGATCCTGACCCTGGACTACGACTCGATCTTCTCGCCGGCCCACGTGGCGCAGCTGATGCAGCTGATGATGCTGCACCCGGAGGCCGACGCGATCGCGCCGATCCAGTCCTCGCGCCACCTGGAGACGGCGCTGTTCACCGTCGAGGGGCCGGAGGGCGACAACGCCCCGACCCTGTCGCGCGCCGATTTCGAGCCGGACCTGCAGCCGGTGGCCACCGCCCACTTCGGCCTGACCCTGATCCGCACCGAAAAGCTGCGGCAGCTGCCCAAGCCCTGGTTCCATTCAACCCCGGCGCCCGACGGCACCTGGAACGACGGCCACGTCGATGAGGACATCGCCTTCTGGCGTAAGTGGCGCGAGGCCGGCAACAGCCTCTACCTCGCCAACCGCGTCGCCATCGGCCACGCCGAGCTGATGGTCCGCTGGCCCGACATCAACCTCGAGGTCTTCTACCAGTCGATGACCGACTGGCAGAACCAGGGCGCCCCGGGCGGGGTGTGGCGATAGCCGGCGCCCCTGGCGCGACCCCTTCAACAACGGCCATGCCGTGGCGCGCACGCCGTGCGCGCGCTTAAGGACTGACCTGATGCAGCCCATGCCCCATAACCGCCGCGCCAGCCTACCGGCCGCCCTCCATCGCGGACGGGGGATGTTGCTGATCCTCGCCGTCCTGGCGGGCATCGCCGCCTTCGCGCCGCTGGCCGCATCGGCGCAGACCGCCAGCGGGTCGCCGCCGGCGACCTACACCGACTCGTTCGGGCAGACCCAGAGCGCCGCCGTCGTGCAGCTGAACGCGTTCCCCGCCAATGCGAGCACGGTGGCCTTCTCGATCGCTTCGGCCTCCGCGTCAGCGGCCTTCACGCCGGTCGCGGGGCGAACCTTTCACCTCACGATTCCCGCCGCGGCCATGTCGGCCGTTTGCCCTGTCGAGCGGTCGTTCAATGCGGGCGCGACCTGGGTCCCGCTGACCGTCTTCGGCGCCCAGATCGAATCCCTGAGCTTGAGCGGTCAGGGCGTCAGTGAGGACCTCTACGAAGCCCAGGCCTTCGTAGAGTATCGCCTCGACTGCGGCGCGTCGCTTGGCTCCTACGCCTCCGGAACCGTCGCAGGGAGCTTCACCCAATGAAGCGGCGCGACCTTCTAGTGGGCCTCTGCGCCGCCCCCATCGCGGCCTATGCGTCGAGCGCGCTGGCGCAGGTTGACGGACCCGTGGCCAAGGATGCCTATTCCATCGCGAACGCGGTGCAGGGATACAGGCTGGCCAAGCGCCCGCTTCTGACAGCGGTTCGGTGCATCACCCTCGCCGACATGGCAGTGTGGCAGGCCTTCACCGGCCAAGCGCCGGACATGATCCACGCCTTTGGTCAGTACGGTCTTGGTGGGTCGACACCGTACCAAAATAACGTCGGCACCTTTGACCAGTGCATCGGTCAGGTGGAAAGCCAGTGCGCGGCCTATCCGGGCATCCCGCTCATTTGGGCGATCCCGCTGGCGACCAACACCCAGGCGATGACCGCCGTCTCCGCTGGAACGTTCGACCAGCAGTACACGGCTATGTTCGAGCAAATTGAGGCCCACCAACCGAATGGCGATATCTTCGTCCGGTTAGGCCATGAGGCCGGATTTGGGTACGGCACCCCAACGTGGCCGTGGGCCGTCACCAACGCGACGACCGCCGGGCAGTACATCGCCGCGTTCCAGCACGTCGCGGCGCTGATGCGCAATATCAGCCCCCGGCTGAAGGCCGTCTGGTGTGTTCCGTTACAGAGCACCGACAGCGTCGGGACCGTGTTCGATCCTACCGGCCAGACGGGAACGGAAGGCTATTACCCCGGCAACGCCTACGTCGATGTGATCAGCATCGATGCCTACTACGTCGCCTCTTCGGCGGCCTACAATCAGACTTTCGACACCATGTCCTACGCGCCAGCGGTGCTCGGCTATGCCGCCAACCCTTACGGCATCCGGTATATCGCCGATTTTGCGCGCGCCAGCGGCAAGCCGATGTCCTTCGATGAGTGGATGGTTGGCATGGATAACCCCGGCTACGTCCGTGACATGGGCAACTTCATCAACGATCCGGCCAACAACGTTCTCTACCACGGGGTCTGGAACCGCGACGCGAGCAGCCAATTCACCTGCCGCCTTACCCCGGACGGCTCTGTGCAGAAGCCGCTCTCGCGCGCCGCCTATCTCCACGGCTTCCATGGGGTTGGCGCACCCCTATCCGAACAGTCCGAAACCTCGACCTTCATCAACCGCGCGCCGAATATCCCGACTGGCGTCATGTCGGTGTATCGCAACGAGATCGACACGCTCTACGCGGCGCTGAAATCGTTCGGCCTCCTTCAGTACCTCGACGCCCTCTACATGCTCGCGGGGCCGGACAACGACACGACGTTGCTGTCTCTAACGACCCCTGGCGGTGGCGTTTCTGGCTACACCGTCGCCAACTACAAGCTCTCCCGGACCGGAAGCCCCATCTTCACCGCCAATTCCGGCTGGTCGGGCGATGGATCGACGTCGGATTACCTGAGCACCGGCATCAACTTGTCCACGGCCCCGGCGCTGAAGGCCTCCCAGAATTCTATGCACATGGGAGCATGGTTCCTGACCGCCAATCCCGGCGCTGGAGCCACCAGTTCGTATGACGTTGGATGTGCGGGGTCGGCGATCGGCATCAACGGCGCTGGCTACTTCCAAGGCCAGCCGAACTATGGGTCGCCAAAAACGATGTCAGCAGCAGCCGCAGCGCCGGGCCACATCATGTGGAACAGGACCGCGTCAGGCGCTTGGGCGGCATTTAAGGACGGCGTAGCCGGCCCGACTGGGACTGATACGTCAGCCGCATTCCAAAACCGCAACCTTCAGCTCGGCTACGCCAGCGGGCTGCTGGCCGGCGTCAACAACCTGATGGCCTTCCATTTTGGGGGCGCCTTCAACGTCAACACAAACCAGAACGACGCGCTTAACATGCGAACCTGCCTGCATAATTTCGGCGTCGCCATTGGCGCGCTGAGTTCCTAGTCGGTTGTTCCGGCGCCTTGGAACAACAGCGTTCCCGGCGCGGACTGGAAGGGCGATGCGATGACGGTTGAGTATGGGCGCGCGCCGGCGATGTCATCGTTTGCAGCTGGGACAGCCTGCTGGATACCGGCCTGGTGCAAAGCCAGACCCATGTGCCGTCGAACGATAACGCCGACGTCGATGTCTACAACCTGACCGCCTCCGGGGTGCTGCCGGCCGCGAACCGGTTCTGCACCGGACAGCTGCTCCGCGGCGTGCAGTAGGGAGAAGCCCGATGGTCGCTCAAACCTATTCCAGCTCGCCCTTCAGCGCCGCCGGGACCGCGCTTAATCGCGCGACCGTGCTCGGGGCGCTGACGTTCGAGGAAGACTTCACCGCCCCGCTAAACGCCAAGGCGGCGGTCTGGACCAGCGAGTTCTGGTATGGCGAGCCGAACGCACCGTCGTCGCGGGAATATGGCAACGGCGACCTGCAGATCTTCTCCGGACCCGGCTACAACGGCGTCACGCCCTGGATCGTCACCGACGATCAGCTGCTGATCCAGGCGCGGCCCTGCGCCAAACCTTCGCTGCCGGTGAATGGCGGCAAGGCCTGGACCTCCGGCGCGCTGACCACCTACTGGTCGTTCAGCCAGACCTACGGCTATTTCGAAGCTAAGCTGCGGGCTGAGGTCGCGCCCGGCATGTGGCCCGCCTTCTTCCTGCTGGGCCGCAACACGCCGCTCGACGCCAATATGGAGATCGACATCCTTGAGGCGCTCGGTTCGACGCCAGGGTCGGCCTTCCAGTCCTGGCATCTCGCGACGCCGCCGGCCAATCAATGGGCCGAGAACACCGTCACCAGCAGCAACGCCAACGAGTGCAAGGGCGTCGACGGAAGCGTCGACCATATCTACGGCGTGCTCTGGACTCCCACGGTCCTCACCTTCTTCATCGACGACGTCGCGACCTATTCGATCCCCAACCCGGGCTTCCACACCCACATGTATATCCTGCTGGCCTTGGCCGTCGGTCCGGGCAGCTGGAACAACAACCTGCCGGCCGCCGGATGGCAAGGCGGGGATATGACGGTGGATTACGTGCGGGCCTGGGCGCTCGCGGCGGGGGTGAAATAGATGGGCTACAGCGTCGTCACGACGGTGCTCGGCCCGGCCGCCAGCACTAACCTGACCGACCTGGGGACGGTGAAGGATGAGTTGGAGCTCAAGGCGAGCGACACCTCGAACGACGCCTGGCTGACCCGCGCGATCGCCCAGGTGTCCCGCGCGATCGAGCGGCACTGCAAGCGGAGCTTCGCGCCGGAGTATCTGCAGGACGCGTTCGACATCGAGCAGGACGCCTATCCCTATCAGACGCCCGGCGGTTTCGCCCAGCTGCAGCTGACCCGCTGGCCGGCGCTGGCGGTCGTCTCGGTGATCCAGACCCTGGCGCCAAGATCGGCGACCACGCCCGCGACCACCCAGACGCTCAACGCGGGCACGGACTATCGGGTCAACCTCGAGACCGGCCAGCTGCTGCGCCTCAACCCCTTCACCGGGGTGGCCACCCTCTGGGAGGCGCTGCCCGTCACCGTGACCTATACCGCTGGCTTCGGGGCCCTGGTCACCGAGGCCGGCACGGTTCCTGTCTCGGCGCCCTACCAGGTCACGGTCGCCCAGGCCGAAACCTTCTCCTGCGCCCAGTCCGTCGCCTACGCGAGCGGTGCGCCGCTGACGCAGGTTGCGGAAGGCCCGGCGCAGGGTCAGTTCAGCGTCGCCGCCGGCGTCTACACCTTCAACCCCGCCGACGAGGGTCAGGCGCTTGCCTTCGTCTATGCGACCCTGGATATTCCCGATGACCTGATTGGCATCTGCCTGCGGCTGATCACGGCGCGGTTCGCCGCCAAGGGGCGTGACCCGTCGCTGATCCAGCAGGATTCTCCAGCGCTGGGGACGCGGCGCTGGTGGTTCGGCAACGCGCCCGGTCAGTCTGGCCAGTTCCCGCCCGACATCGAGGCCGCGCTGGACGATTTCCGCGTCCCGACGCTCGCCTGACCGGCCTTCGGCCTGCCTGAGCCGGTCGCCCTCAAGCAGCGAGCGAATGCGAGCGATAGGGCAACGTAAGTATGACCGATCTGATCCACATTGACGTCACTGGCATCCGCCAAGTCGGGCTACGGTTCGAGCAGTTCCCCGACGCCCTTTACGACGACCTGAAGACGGCGATCGACCAGCTCTCCGCGGAGCTGCTCGCCCGCGTCGAGGCCGCGACGCCCAGCCTGACCGGCAAGCTGCGCAGCTCGGAGCGGCTGCGGCTGTTCACCGATCCGACCCGGATCACCGGCTACGTCGACATCGAGGGCGCCAAGGGCTCGCAGGACTTCGCCAAGGCGGCGGCGGAAGAATACGGCGCGCATCGTCCGACCAAGGTCCGGTCGCACGCGATGAAGCTCGACCATTACTGGTCGCTGAAGCTCTCGGCGCCGCAGACCGTGCTGGTCGAGGCCTATTCGCGCACCGTCGATATCACCGAACGCGCCTTCGAGCGCGGGCCGCTGGCGGCGATGCAGCCGGAGATCACCGCCCGGCTCAACGCCGTCGTCGAGGCGGCCGTGGCGAAGGCCAACGCCTAGCACTCAAGCAGCGCGACGCGCGGTCGTGCGCGAGGACTGTTATGAACATTGACTTCGAAACGCCGATGGCCGCGCTGTTGGCGCATTGGCAGGCGACCTGCGCCGTGGGTCTGACCGCGAATGCGGCGGCGGCCAGCGCGGTCCTAACCGACGTCAGCAACTTTGATGGCCTGTTCCCCGGACTGCCTGTATTCGGTCCCGGCGCCGTGAAGGGCGTGACCATCCTGTCGCTCGATCCCGACGCGGCGACGATTACCCTGTCGGACCCTCTGGCCTCCGCGGCGACCGACGCCGCGTTCATCGCCGGGTTCCAGACATTCGGGCGGCGCGTCCAACACTGGTCGGAGGTTGCCGCCCAGCCCGCCCTGTTCCTGCGCCGCATTGGGGCCACCGACGAGGACCAGGAAACCTTTATGGTCACCACGCTGGAGTGCGAGGGCTGGATCTACTGCAACGCCGGCCAGAACCCCGACCTGGCGCCGGACACCGGGCTGACCGCTCTTGAACGGATGGTGCGCCAGAGCTTCGCCCCCGATGGCGACTACGGCGATCCCAAGTTCACCCTGGGCGGACTGGTGTACTGGTGCCGCATCGAAGGCCGCACCGACTCCTCGCCTGGCGACCTGGACCCTCAGGCGCTCGCCAAGCTGCCGATCCGGATCACGCTTCCCTGACGGGAAGCGAGTTTTTGCGTGGCGCTAACGCGCGCACGCCGTGCGCGCTGCTTGAGCGCGGATTTTCACCGCGCTGATGTGGCGCGAAGCCAGGGAACCTCACGATGTCCAAGACCCCCCACGCCGAAACCGTCAACGAATGGTTCCGCGAGCATCTGGCGACCGGCGCGCTCGGCCGGGCCACCGATGCCTACAACCAGGTCGTCACGGCCCTGCCGGCGCTGATCAAGCGGCTCGAGTCCGGCGCACCCGGTGCGCCCGCCGCCGCCGCCAAACCGGCCAAGCCGGCCAAGGCGCGGGTCGACGCGAAGGTCGCCGCGCAGCCGGTCGCCGACAAGCCTGCCGCCTGATCCGCTTCCCGCGGCTCACCGCCCTTTCGGCCCTTGGGCAAGGCTGCCGCGGCCCGCTGTGAAGCGCGCCTTTCCCTTTGATGGAGCCCCGCCATGGTCCAACCCCTTTCCGGCAAACCCACCTTCGGCGCCGGCCGCGTTTTCGCCACCGCCAATCAAAACAACCCGACGCCGGCGCGCGCCTTCGTGCCGCAAAGCCAGTCGATCGACTTCAAGCGCAAGACCGAGAGCCTGTTCGGCGAATATCAGATGGCCTTGGCCGTCGGCGCCGGCGAGATGGACGTCAGCGGCAAGGTCGAGATGGGCAAGACCCAGCCGCGCATCCTCTCCGACATCATGCTCGGCGACACCCAGGCCTCCGGTTCCTACCTCGAGGCCGATGGCGAGCTCGTCGCCGTCGCCGCGTCGTCGCCCTACACCGGGACCGTCGTCAACTCGGCGACCTTCCTGTTCGATCTGGGCGTGGTCAATCCGACCACGGGCGCGATCCTGACCTGCGTCGCCTCGGCGCCGGTGGCCGGCAAGTCCTATATGGTCACCGCCGGCGTCTACACCTTCGCGGCCGGCGATGAGGGCGTCAGCTACGCCATCTCCTACGCCTATTCGATCACCACGACCGGCGCGACCATCGCCATGAACAACCAGCCGCAAGGCCTGACCGGCCAGTTCCAGGCGGTGCACGTGCTGCCCTGGGGCGCCCAGCAGGACATCTTCGTGTTCACCAACTGCATCGCCGGCGGCTACAGCCACTCACTGAAAAAGAGCGGCTTCGGCAGCTCCTCGCTCGACTACATGGCCTTCGTCGGGACCAATGGCTCCCTCGGCACGGCCACGTTCGCGGACGCGGCTTAACCTTCAAGGCGCGGACTACCGCTTCGCTGCTTGAGTCCGCGCCATGCGCTCTCAAGCAGCGAGCGCAAGCAGTCGCTAGGGCGCGCAAATACGCCCTCAAGCAGCGAGCGCCAGCGAGCGATAGGGCAGGAAAATATGACCGAAGACGATCGCCGAGCGCTCGGCCGGATGCGGCGGCTGGTGTTTCAGAACCTGGCCAACGGCGTGCCGGTCGAGCAGATCATGGCCGATTTCCAGCTCTCGCAGCTGGAGGTCGATCACATCCGCCGCCATGTGGGCCGCAAGATCTGCGGCCACCGGGTGCTCGATCGGCAAGCGCCGATCGCCTGCGACAACGTGCGGGACATCCGCGCCAACCGGCGCGCCCTGCTGGGCGTCCTGGCGCGGCTCGGCAACCTCGACCTGTCCAGCGACCTGATCCTGATCACCGACAAGGCCGGTGTGGTCACCGGCAGCTTCGGCAAGATCGTCACCCAGTCGATCGATCACCCCGAAATGATCGACGGTGCGAACCACAAGATGTCCGAGCACCGGGCGAAACACTCAAACAAATACGCGCGCTAGCGCAAAGGAGAGACGATGACCGACCCCGCTCAAGGGCTACCGGTAGAGACGACCGCCTTCGTCACATTGAACGCCAAATCATGGCCGATCCCGCAGCTGGTCTGGCGCGACCTGAAGAAGTGCCGCAAGGAATTGCTGGAGCTGCAGGGGCTGATCAACGCGGCGATCGCCGTTGCGCCGGCGGACGATGGCGGTGAAGGCGCGGGAAGTCGCAACATGGCGGCGATGGGCGGTGTGTTCACGTCGCTCGCCAACGAGGATTTCGACCGCCTGGTGATGGGGCCGCTGTTTGTCGGCCTGAGCGCGGCTCATCCCGACCTGACGCGGGACGAGCTGGACTCCTGGCCGATGACCGAATTCGACCGGCAGCTGGCGTGGCTCACGGTGCGCCGTCAGTCTGGCCTGTTCGTGATCCGGGAGGCGTCGGCTGACGACGTCGAAACGGACGAAGAGCCGGGGGAAGCGACCGGGGCGACCTAGTCCCCGACCCAAACTGGGAGGGCGTGGTTCTCAACGCCTGCCGCTACTTCGGCCACACCCGGGACTATTGGTGGGCCAACCTGACCTGGCCGCTCTACGAAGAGATGGAATGGCAGCTGGCGGAACGACCGCCGGCCGACCAGCTGGTCGCCGACTACTTCCGCGGCATGAAGTGGTGGGCCCCGCCCGAGCGCACCGGGTGCGCCTCAGGCGCCGGTGGCGATGATGACGACGATGGCGAGTGGGAAAGCCCGCTGCCGGACGTGACGGACTGAACCCGCGCGGGGAACTCACCATGCCCAACAACGTCGCCGTCTCGATCACCGCCGATGTCGCCGGACTGACAGTCGGGCTCGCGCAGGCGTCGGCGGCGCAAAAGGCCTACCAGAAGGACCTGAACGATCTCGTCAGGGCGACCAAGGATACGGTCCCGGCGACGGATGCGCAGCGCGTTGCGATGTTGGCCGCCGCCGACGGCGTGGCGCGCGCCAAAGCCCAGGTCGCCCTGATCAACGGCGAGCTGCGTGGCATGGCCGGCGGCGCCAAGGTCGCCGAGGAGGCGCTCGGCGGCGTGCATTCCGGCATGGCGGGGATCACGCGCGAAAGCCTGGTGATGGCGCGCGAGCTGTCCCGCGGCAACTTCAACCGCATGGCGGGGTCGGCGACCATCCTCGCCGGCAAGCTCGGCCTGCTGACGCCCGAATTCCTGCTGGTCGCCGCTGGCGTGGTGGCGGTCGCGGCGCCGATGGTCGCCTTCGGCATCGCCGCCGAACAGGGTTCCGAGGAGGTCGCCAAATTCAACAATTCGTTGGAGGCGACCAACGGGATTTCCGGCGTCACCATCTCGCAGATCCAGGTCACGGCCCAGACCCTGGCGAATTTCGCCCATGAGGGCGTCGGGACGGCGACCAAGGAGCTGATGAACCTGGCCGCCAGCGGCAAGTTCACCGGCCAGACCCTGGCCTTGATCGGGGCCGACTCCACCCGGATGAGCCAGCTGACCGGGGAGAGCGCGGACAAGTTCAACGCCGAGTTCGAGAAGATGGACTCCGGCGTCGCCAAGTTCGCCCAGGAGTATCAGGAGCACTATCACCAGCTGACCACGGCCCAGGTCCAGTACATCCAGCAGCTTGAGGACCAGGGCCGCAAGGAAGAGGCCGAACACGCCCTCGCCGAGGATGTCTACAACTACCTCGGCAAGCAGGCGCCGGAGAATCTGGGCTTCCTGGAGACCGCATGGCGGACTCTCGGCGCCACTGTCGCGGGCGTCTGGGACGACATGAAGTCGGTCGGGCGCAATTCCAATGCCGATCAGATGCACGCCATCCAGGAGCAGATCGGCAATTATCAGCGTCTGATCGCGGGCGAAGGTGGCGCGGGACGCAATCCTAACCTCGACGCGGAGCTCGCCGCCGCGCAGAAACAGCTGGCCGTCGTCCAGCAGAACGAGGCGGCGGCCGAGCGGCTCGCGCAGATTCACGGTCACGACGCCCAGGTCCAGACCGACGGCGTCGCGGCGGCGGCCAAGCTGCACGAGCAGTTCGAGGCCTCGCGCACCAGTGGCGAAAAGCTCAAGATCACGTTGCAGGAGATCAACGACAATCTGAACAAGGCGGTGGCCGCCGACCCGACCAACAAGGCGCTCTACGAGCAGGAAGCCGCCGCGGCGCGCGCCCAGGCGGCCAAGTCGGACACGCCGAAGACGCCCAAGGCGAAGGCCGACAGCGGTGCCGGCGACGAGTCCGACATGCAGGCGCTGCAGGAGGAGTTTGACAAGGAAGAAGCCTCCCACAATACCATGATTACCGACATGAAGGCGTCGGAACTGGCCTATTGGTCGGAAATCCAGGGCCTCGCCCAGGCTATGGGGCTGACGTCGAAGGACCAGGCGGCGATCCGCATAAAGGTCGACCAGCTCACCCACGAGCAGGCGATCCAAGGCATCCGCGACGAGATCGCGGCGCGCCAGGACGCGGACACGCACGATATCGACGAAATCCAGCAAAAGGCTTCGCGGCAGAAGGAAGCGACCGACCAACAGATCAAGGATGTCGAGGACGCCGAAAAGAAGGGCGTTCTCAGCAAGGCCCAGGCCACCGTCCAGATCAAGGCCCTGATCGATCAGCAGGAAAAGGACGCCGAGGATGCCGCCAACCGTATCCTCGCCATACGGATCGCGACCGACAAATTCATTGAAGCCCTCGCGGCGGAGGGTACGGCTGAATACAAGGCGGCGAAAAAGGATGAAGTTGACGCCACCAAACAGGCTGGCGACGCCATCATCGCGGCGGAAGTGGCCAAGGCCGCGAAACTCAGCGAACTGGCGCGCCAGACGGCGGATAATTCCGCGAAGGCATGGAAGGAAGCCAACTCGGAAATCCTCTCGGCGGAAAATGAACTCGTTTCCGGCATCATGGGCGGTCGCGAAACACTCGGCCAGATCCTGGAGCGGTTGGCGCTGGAAACGGCGACGAAGGAGATTGAAGCGGACGTCCGGTATTGGACCGAGCACGCGCTGCTGAATGCCGAGATCGGCGCCTCCGACGCGGCGACCGAGAAGGGTGGCCTGCTGATCCACCTGCTGACGCAGACGCAGAAGACGGCGGCCGTTGTAACTAGCCAGACTGCGCAGACAGCCGCCACCGCCGCCGGCAATGCCGCCAGGGTTACCTCTGACGCCACGGCCGCCACCACATCCAAGGCGATCACGGCGGCGACGGCCGGTCCGGCGATCATGGCCGACGCCGCTCAAGCGGCTGGCGGCGCGTATAAGGCCGTCGTTGGAATCCCAATCGTCGGTCCCATCCTGGCGCCAGCGG